ACATAACCCAGATAATCATCTACTTTAGTTGTCAACTCATCAGTGATTGACTCAACTTGCTCTGCGAGTTGAGTGTTATGGTTCTCAGTTAACTCCTCTTCGATTGCAGTGACTCTTTCGTTTACTGCTGCTTCGAAGATGGTAGTTGCCTTTGTACGGAAGTCTTCGGTAAGTTCTTCACCAGTGAAGAGAGCGTCAATATGCTCCTTCATGTTTGGTTTCTCAACCTTACCCTTGCCCTTTTTACCGGCAGGAACATCAGTTGCTTTCTTACCATCAGTTGCCTGGTTGTCGTCAACGTCAAGAATAGTCTTTGCGACGTTCTTTGCTTGATCCATGTCGGCAGTTTCTTCGACTTCTTCCTTGTCGTCTTCGTCATCGTCCTTTTTACCGTTCTTCTTCATGAACTGTGGTGGGACTTTGCCTTCTTCGACTTCCTTTTCGTCGTCTTCGTCTTCGTCTTCTTCCTCTTTCTTCATCTTGGAAGCGTTCATTTTACCGTAACCTTCTTCGACTTTATCGAGTTCTTCCTGAAGACGTTCAGTGATCTCTTCGGATGAGAGATTCTTCCAGTCAGACAGTGCTTCTGCGATATCATCGTCAGATGCACCATTGTTTTTCATAAGGGTATGCATCTTGGCCATCTGAAGACCAAGATCTGAGTCAGACATCGATTCGTCTAACTGAACTTCTTTTTCTGTGTTATTAGTAGCCATTTAAAATGCTCCTTTATTTGTTACTACGACCTATTTATATATTTGGGGTTTTAGAGTCTACTTAAAAAGTCCTTGAATGCGTTTAGTTTTGTTTCATTGAGTTCGGCAGAAGATGCTGAACTAATCATCTTCTGATAACTGTCGATAACTTGTTCTCTCATGAGTCCGTTATCCCAAACCCATTGCTTACCTTCCATGATTCCGTTAACGAAAGCATCTGGTGCAGATGGGTCTGCCACAATGTCTACAGCAGATAACATGAAGTCCTTCTGAACTTCATTAACTCCGCCTCTTTCTTTCAAGGTTCCCATACCACGGGACGATACACCTAACTTTGCTCCCTCATCCATCAGATTTTTTACGATCTTTCCGTATGGGGTTTCTAGGATTTTCGCCTTACCAATGATATTGTCATTTTCTTCACGAAGGTCGTTGATGATGTGGGACACACGTTCCAGATTGACCGTCGGTCCTTCTGGATGCCCTAATTCACCCATTGCTCGATTCTTCTGTACATACTCTTTATTATATCGCCTTACTTCATCAAGAAGAGTCTTCTTGGGATATACTCTTCCGTTGCGATTTTTCTTTTCTGCCTGCATGAAGATGCCTTCAATGAAGTATTGCTTCTCTCCATTTTTCTCTTCAGTCAGAAATCTAACGTCTTCAGTTGTCTCGGTGATAAGAAACATTATTTGTTATCTCCTATTGCCTTTTTACGATCCTCTTTGTCCTGAAGACCCTTGATCTTTTCGTTGCTTCTTGCAATTGATTCTTTCTCTCTGGCGATTTCAGTTTCAACACCTTCAATCATCTTCGATGAATGCTTATCCATGAACTTCATCATTTCGGTGTCGCTCTTGAAAGTAAATTTGTACTTTCCTTTACCAACCTTTTTACCACCAGCAGAAACACCATCGGCATCCTTCTTAAACTGTAAGGTTGTGGTAACTGCTTCGTTTACCTCAACCTCTTCGTTCTTGACTGCCTTCTTAACGGTCTTTCTTCTGTTGTGTAGATACTTATCGCTGCTATCTACATCTCCATCGTTATCGATGTCTTTATCTTCACGATCATCGTGATCACCATCGAGTTCATCGTGATCAACTGGATCTAACTTTTTCTTTTCGTCGATCGCCTGTGCCAACTCGAACTTCTTTGCTTCGATAGCATCAGTAATCTTTTCCTGCATGATCCCCTCAAAGACTTCTGAGGCCATTGTAAGGTTATCGATCATGATTGCTGGTACTAGTTTCTTCATTTGGTGGTCCTTTTCGTGTATCTAATCTACCTAGTATATAGTTATTCTGATGCCTCAACCTCGGGTTGTGCTTCAACTTCGGGTTGAACATGCATAGAATCCACCGAGATTTCTAGTCGTTTTTGGTGCAGTGCGTTTGATGCCCTGTCATTCAGTCCATTTTCTATATGCTGCTTGAATGCATTTGCATTGTTTATCAGTGCAGCATCGATTGCTTTTCTAGAATCCATCATCATCTCCTTCATCAGAATCAGAATCGATATCACCAGATGCCGTTTCTGATTTGATCTGTGTATCAATAAGTTTAATATCTTCTTCGCTTTGCTTGAGGATGTTCTTGCGGACATATTCGATCGAGTAATACTTGCCAATGTAATCGTCTACTGTCTGTAAGAGATCAATACGCTCTTTAAGAAGTTCGTTTTCCTTAAGTTCAGTGAAGTACGAGTCTTTGGTAAAGTCGAAGAAAATTAGATCTTCATACTTTGCCCAATCATCCTCGGTAATAATACCTTTACTCATCAACTGAACTTTGAGAAGTACGGAGAATAATTCACTAAACTTCTTACGAAGTCTCTCGATGAACTTGAAGAACTTAACTTCATCTCTTGTAATCTCAGAAGAACGACCCATGTTGAATCCGTTCTCTGCTTCTAGTCTAGAGATCGGAACATTCAATGACTTGTATAATTTCTTCTGGAAGTACAGTACGTCTTCCATCTCACCTAGATTCTGTCCACCATCCAGAGTTGTGATTTCAGTTCCCCGACCACCTTCTCTTCGTGGCATCCAATAGTCTTCGAGCATAGATTGGTGTCGGTGTTCATCTCGCATTGCACCAGTTGATGCATCATAAACCATTTTATTCTTATAGCGGTTCATGACATCACGCAGATATTGTTCTGCCTTGTTCTTTGGTAAGTTACCTACGTCAACGTAAAAGATTCTACGTTCAGGGGCCCTAGAGATCCTGTAAATAACAACCGCGTCTTCGATCATGCGAAGTTGATTGAGTGGTTTTATTGCCTTCTGTAAATATCCAAGAACACGTTTCTTTGATGAATCAAACAATCCAGAATGACAATATGCAATAGAGTCAGGGGATACTTTGATTCCTTGCTCAGACAAAAGTTTATCTGATGTCGTCGCCGTGTTAGATGTGATATCGTCGTTGTCGAGGTAGACATAAAATTCTTCTACAGAATCAATCAGGGAGATTCCAGATTTAGGATCAACCTTCTTGTTTACCTTGCGAATCTTCTTGATCTTAATTGGATCAACAGGACGCAATTCATGAATACCCTTTTTAGTATTAGACGGATCAAGGATAATGTGGAAGAATAATTTACCATCCACATACCATCTACGAAATATTTCATATCCCTTATTATAGAAATCAGTTGTCTTGAGAATGAAATCAAACTCTTCTCTAATTTTATTCTTGATAGTCTCTGGTGCATCCAGATCATCAAGGTAAATTTCTACTGGTTTCTTGAACCCATCAAAGACAATAGACTCGTTCACGATATCGTCAACGGCCATTTCGACTTCAGCATGTAATGCCATGTCTCTATATTTTTTGATGAGGTCTACATCATTCCTAGATGCACCCTCAAAGTCAACATAGTGATTTCCGAAAAAACCACCTGCTACAGATATAGCACCATCATCTGACTCGGGAGTAATGAAGGATTTTACTGGTTCCTTCTCTACTAGATCCGACTCAGATGAGTTGGTGTCTATCTTTCCACTTCGGGATATATTAAACCCAAATACTTCCATTATGTAATATCCTTACTTGAATTATCAGGCAGTGAGTTCGCCAGCGTTGCCATCGGTTGTTTCCCTTGTAGTCCAATACTGATAAGTAAGTGTGACTGGGAATTCGCCGATACCTGTCGTTGGATCGTTGTTTAGATCAACCGTTCCAATTTCAGATGGCCAGCAACCAACAAAGTTATAACCCTTGCGTCGAATACCCTGTCTGTCTAACGAATAGACTTGCCAGTTCTGGTAGATTCCTGCACCACCGATTGGTTGTACAGTGAATGCACTAGAGTTATCAACATGCTGATTGATGAGACTAGACCATCTCTCGAACGAATCACGAAGAGTGAAGTCTTGATCTAAAAGAACACTGATTGACCAATCAGCGAACGATCTATCGCCTGGAATCTTTACGTTTCTACCACGGAATGGTACTTCCACGACACCCACTGAGGATGCTGGAAGTTGTGCTGTTCTAACTAAGAAGTTGAGTTGTTCTAATTCACCGTCTACTGGACCTACATTACCAACAACTTCAAAGAGGTTTGTACGAACACCACCACCCGCAAATTTTTGGATGAAGTTTTCGATGTTCTGAAATGCCATTTATTGTTTCTCCTAAAAGTGTTTATTACTTTATATGTAGTAGGGCCCCCGAAGGGGCCCATCCTACTTTTTATTATCCTAGACCAACTTCGTCGAAATCGATACCAGATCGAGTTGCAATGAAGTTCAACTGAATGTAGTTGATCGATCTTGCGGGTTTAACGAAGATGTCTGCAACAAATTCATTTCTATCAATTACTTCACCAGTGTTGTTTGTTTCGTCACATACAACTCTGAAGTCGGTAATACCTCTTCTACCTTGAACGGTTCTAAGGAACGGAACAACCAAGTTTCTAAACTGTGATCTTGTAAACTCATCATTGAGTTCGAAGAGTTGGAACTTAGATGCGGAAGCAATTGCTTTCTCAAGAACAATGAACAATCTACGAACATTGATTCTATCGAATGCACTTGGTTTACTTTGCATCGTCTTATCACCAAACAGGACTGTTCCCTGTCCGGGGAAGGACACAACTGGGTTGATGTTGTTCTTGTACAGTTCATCTCTGTGTGTCTTAGATGGGTTGAATGCAAGTCGAACGACACCACGAAGTTGTCCACGGTTAAATCCTGCTGGAGAGAACCATGCATCAGCAATCTCTTCTGTTCGTGCTGCAAGTCCGGCAATATCACCGTTCAACGGAACGTGTCGAAGAACATCATTGTAACGGTCAAGCATGACTTTCACGTTACCATCGATTACTGCATAAGAACTGTCCTTGTTCAGAGTCGTCTTCTTGTAGTCGATGATTGCCTTAGTTGCTTCTTCGGCAGTCTTGTTCTTAACATCTGCAACTGGTGGAGAGATGAATGCAACACAATCCTTTCTCTTATCACAGAGATCGACGAGAAGTCCGTCGAGAACTGCATTACCAGGTCCACCGAGGATGAGAGAAACATCAACTGTTTCTGGATCCTCGAACTGATCGTAACCATCGGTGTATAGTGCAGCAGCAGAAACACCTGATACCTGTCCTGCACCACCTGAAAGTGCCTTGTAGAACATATTGTCGAAACCTGTTCTAGCATCACCATTGGAGAGGAGAGCGAAATCTGTAGTTAATCCTCCAGCACTATCAATACCAGTGAAGTCTGCTTTTCCGTAAACGTAGTCTGATCTATCGTTGACAGCGTTCTTCCAGAAAATTGAGTTTCCGTCTCCGTCCTTAGCATCTCTTGCCTTAGAAACACCTTCGAACTTCTCAAGGATTGCGCCCTTGACTCCAGTAAACAAACCATCTTCATCGACGATTGCGATGTTTAGTTCGTCACCAGATCCACCACGGAAATCTACATTAGTAGATGTGGTTGGTGTATTAACAAAGTCCTTTGCATACTTGTTGAAGATCTTGAGCGATGTACCACTCGAAGTTGCTTGTGTAATTGCTGCATTAAGTGGTGGGAAAATTTCAATGTGTGAAAGTTCACTAACACCACCTATGTTGGCACCAGATCCTAACGTAGATCCAGTAGAACCGTATCGAACGGTAAATTCTTCTGCATCAGCAGCACCACTCACACCAACAACGGTGTGTTCTCTTCTGTCATTAAACTTTAAGATGTCACCCTTGTGGAGAGTAATATCACCACAGACACCTGTTACCGCCGCACCACTTGCTTTGAGTACCACAAAGTTTGAGTTGAGTCCAGCAGTCAGTCCGTGAAGACCGTTCGTAGAACCATCTCCATCAAAAACGTGGACTGCAATCGAGTTACCTCGTATACCGGGATACTTAGCAATGAATTGTGCGCCGGCCTGACCTCCGCCAGCATCAAACTCTCTGCGGTTTGCAACCTGCACTTGTGAACTTGACTCGGTATCTGCGTTCAACCATGTGCTATCAACTGCTCGAACGATCTGAAGGTTATTTCCATAACCTAAAAAGTTGGCAGCAGTGAACCAATATTCGTAGTTATCCTCATCTGGATCACCGAAGATCCGACGAAGAGTGTTCTCGCTATCAATTAAAATTCTTGTTTTGGCAGGGCCCCATGCGAATGGAGCAGCGAATCCAGCAGAAGTTGTTGAAACTGCTGGTACGATCTGCGAAAGATCTTTTTCTGTGACGTTAACGCCTGGACTTACTTGGAATCCCATTGTTTATTCTCCTTTAACGGCTGTTATGCTTAACGATAATATTTATGAAAATACTATTTTCGCACCATCACAAAATTACTTCTATACCTCTTATGTAGGGATTACCAGTCTTCGGTCGAACGCCAGATATCACCCTGGTCATCAATCTCATAGTCCATACCATCACCAGTATCGATAAAACCAAACGGTAACATTTCATCCTCAATTTGTTTCATTTTATCTTCGAAGAGTTCTTTTCTGATATCTGTGTTCATCAGATCTTTCCAGTAATCCTGACTGGTCAACCACGCAAACATTACCAATGTCATTGCCAAGTCATCGTTGTGTCCATCGTCTGCTTCGAACGACTGCTTCTTTGCAACAAAGGAAGTCATCTCTGCTATGGTATTGAAGTCTTCAACCAGTAACTGATCACCCTCAACAAGACTTTTGAGTGTAGCACATCCCACACGTTTAGTGACAGTGGTTTGTCTGATACCCATGATCGACTCACCTTGACCGAATCCACCACTCAGAACCTGACCCTTTCGTCCCTTCACTGTACACATGAGAATATTGTCATACTCAAGATCGGCATGTAAGATGTCTGCAACCTGTCCACCAATATCATTTACCTCGATAAACACATGTGCTGTATTATATTTTTTACCAACGGCATTTATTATGTTAGGATAGAGCATGGGTGCGATCGTATTGCTTCGATATGTTGCAACCACTGTATATGGCATCTGTGTCGTATCAAACACACTGAATGCACTGTAATCATTCCCCTGACCTCTCGCAGTGTCCACTGTCATTACATAATGATGATCTTGTTTTGGTTCTTCGTATACAAGAAGTCCTTCTCCATCATCATATATGGGTTCCTTATATGCCATCGATTTTAGTTTCGATGTAGATATCAAAGTGTGAACAGAACCAATGAAGTCACATTCGAATTCAGTTGCAAACTGCTCTTGTGATGTGTTGGAAATCGTTTGCTGTTTCCACTTTTCATCTCGTCCCGGAACGGCAGACCAGTGTACCTCTATAGGAACATATTCGTTCCTACCATTCTCTGCGTCAGTCCAGAACTTGTAAAACATGTTAAGTCCCTTGGGTGTCGATACCATGAGGACTTTGGTGGTTTTACCAGAGGAGATGGTAGGGTATACCGAACTAAAAAACTCACCCGCTACGTTCTCTGGGACGTATGCAAATTCGTCTAGGAAGATCATGTTGAACGATCCACCACGAACAGCACTGGAAGATGTTGCAGATGCAAGTATCTTTGAACCATTCTCCAGTTCGATAGATCCTTTGTTCCACTCGATGATACCTTGCTGCATCCACTTCGGCAGATATTCATATGCCAGTTTCAAACGAGACAGAAGTTCGCGTGCGGTTGCGAGTTTGTTTGCTAGAATGGCAACAGAGACACTCTGGTTGAAGAGTGTGTAGTGTAGCAGATAGGAAATCATAGTTGTTGATTTACCTGTCTGTCGAGGCAGTTTAGCAATTACAAAACGATTGTTGTGAACTTTCTCAATTATCTCTTCTTGAAAATCCCACATTTCGAATGGCACAAGACCCTCGTCGAGCGAGACAATCTTGATGTAGTTTTTGATGAAGTAGGTTGGATCTGAGGCACATTTTAAATATTCCTGTACCTGATCTTCGGTAAACTCTACAGGAACATCTGCTGCCTTGAGATTGTGGTTGCCGAGATATTTCTCACTCATGGTCTATAAACTTTGTTGTACTCCGACTATCATTGATCATGTCCAACAGTTCTTTAGTTGAACCAACATAAATCGAATTGTTTGTAGTGTTCTTCACATTGTTGGTTGTCTTATCTTTCTTGATATCACCCATTCTCTTGTGCAGATCTACGAGATCTTTATTTGCTTCGGAGACAACCTTAATCATCTGTGCAGCAACCTCGTATGCTCGGGGTGATTCTCCCTCTGATGCAACAGCAAGAATACCATCAATGGCACCTGTGCCTGTGTTGATCAGTTCTTTTAGGTTATTCCTCACCAATCTATAGTCAACATCTTCATCACCTTTCGGGGCATCCGTGGTGATCTCTGTTGGTTTATGTGGAACTATGTCTTGGGTTTCGGCATCAGGATCGAAGTTTATGTTCAATGCTTCTGATATCTTTTCGTCTGAATTATCTTTACTCATGATTAATTACTCCATTCAATATGTATTACCTTGCGAGTCGATCGGTGGTCCAGCAGTCGATCCGGTTGCACCGAAGACATAGATGTTGGTTTCTGCTGTATACCCAGTGACAGTACCTGTTGCACCAGAAAGTCCGACATCAACGCGGGACAACGCACCTGTCGCGCCCTGAGAGGTTGCCCCAGTGGGTCCGTAAATCCAATCGTTTAGTCCATCGTTGAAGAATACAGTCTTTGTTTGTCGGATAACCGAAGAGTTCTTCGTTGGACCAAAGCAGAAAGATTTTGCCGTGAAGTCGAAGTTTATCTGGATGTTTCTTCTCGAATCGAAATCACCCTCGTAGTCCTCGACAATCGACACATTATTGAGAATGATAGGAACATCTAGTTTGTCATATAAATCTGTGAAGTTGATTGAGACTGTAAACTCTGGAGTAAAGTAAGGCAGAATCTGTTCCATGATCTGCAAACCATCATCCATGTTTCGTGTAAACGCAGAGACAGCAAAGTTAAAGTTATATGGAACTTCCGCAAACGCATAATCGAGAGTAGATCCGGCACCAGTTTGAGTTGACTGTCTGCTCTTCGATAATGTGTTTCTTTTCCGTGTTGGATCATATGATACATCAGTGATCTCAAATCCAATTCTTGGTAAAGTGATTTCCGCCTTAGCAGAATCGCTCAAAGAATTGAAGTTGTTTAGTCGTGTGAGAAATTTTTCCTTTGGTCCGTATGATAAAGGAACCCGGATACGTTCTACTTCTGCACCTGAAGAATCACTCCGTGCAATAACAATGTCATTGAATAACGATCCGAACGCCACTACGGTTTTTCTTACGGAACTATTATAGAAATGTGTAAACATTAATAGTTACCCTCCGAGAACGGATCATTCTCTGTGAAGTCGAATATAGAATCAGAATCAATTTCAAACTCTATTGATTCATTGTCACCATCACTACCTCCAGTAACACCTTGTGTGATGACTGTTGTCGTAGTTACCTGTGAGTCCAGTGCATAACTGGTTCCGGTTGTTCGTCCAATGACATTCTGTGAGTTGGAGAATGTTCCAGAGATACCAACAATAGAAAGCAACTTCGTGGATAATGTCCAGTCCGTAACCTTAGCAAGTGCCGTCTCTGATCCAACAGAACCCTGATAAACTTCTTCTCCGATACGGAAGTCCTGTCCCGCATTGAGAGTTCCCAGTGTGAGTTCAATCTCAAACTCCTGTCTATCATCTTCGAGTGCATCGATGTCCGAGTATCCGGTGTCGATTTCTTCGTGACTGTAGACGAACAGTTCGCATGAGACTTTATATGTGTGAAGTTTACCTAATTGATAGAATGGATTTTCGTGTTCAACAAACTTAATTTCAAACAAACCCTTCGAGAGTGGGAAGTAAATCAAATCACCTTCTCGGGGTTTTGGGATTGATGCCTCGTTTACTGTGACGACTTGTTCGAATCGTTTTTTGGCAAAGACAAGACTTACACTGTCTCGTATCTCAAGTCCAAACTTAGAAACAAAGTCGCCGTCTCCTTCAAATCCATCTGCACTTTCAATATACATTTCGAG